GACAATAAGAATGGCATATGAAATGGTCATGCCCTATCATCTTCATATGCCATCTTATTTTTTAGAGACATTTACTGAATATCCCTAGTTACCCAAACATTGTTTAGCCTGCATGATGCAACTTTCAACAGTAAGTTTCAAATTTGGTGTGAAAGCGAATTTATTTATCTGCATTTCCTTAGGAAGTTCATTGGCATGATTATTGAGCCATACGATCATTTCATTTAATTTCTCTTCGGAATAAGATTTCTTTTTCACCATGATACATAAATTCATGTCAACTGTGTACAAAAATAAAAGAACATATAATTCACGCGCTATCTTTTAACAAAAATATTGTTGAAATAAAACCGCTCCCACTTATCACAAGCCGGAACGGTTCAGATTAGTTACGTTTTGACAATCTACTTTATTCTTCAAGAACAAAACAATGACGAATTTGTTCAAAAGGATTTGCCTATTTCTAAAAATATTTTTTGTCACATTATTGCGTATTACAATAGATCCCCAAAACAAGGAGTAATTTTTGTTATGAGATTGGCTTCTACCCCACAATACAAGGCAAAAATACATAAAATTCTATTCTCTTCAGTTGATTGTGTAATCCAATTGGGAAATTGTATTTAAACAAATACCCCGACTCATCACGAGCCGGGGCAGTCCAATTTATAAATTTAAAGTCTTATGATGAAGATTGTCTGTTGCGCCAATGTTTTACTATCAGCACAACGACAAACAAAACAGTTACACAAACACAGGTAAAGCCTTTTTGTTTAAGCAAAGTGGATTCTTTTTTATCCTTTATGATTCTGACCGTTTTTCCTCATGGATATCGGAAGTGGTTTCCTTGTCGGCTTTCACCTCCGTACAGTCTTTGGTTGTAGTTTCCTTCTTTCTATTCTTGCTGAAATCACCTTCTACGTGACCGTCAGCCAGTAACAAAACTTTCCTGGTCGGGCTGTCAGACGGTTTTCTTGTACCATAAATCCGAAAATTAATCACGTAGTTGCCATTGGTTGCAATCAGTTCATTCAAAGAGATGATAGAGCCATATACGATGTTGACCGACTTACGAGTGCTGTCCTTTCTACACTCTTGGCAGTACACTGGACTATACGCTTTTCCAACCAGTCAACCTGCTTCCGCTCGTTCTCATTCTCCACCGAATCGGCAGACGCATTCTCCTTCCGTGCGTTTTGCGGTTTACACAGAATATGAATCCCAGCGGACAGCTTCCAATCCCTTAAAGCCCCAGTTATAGCCAACCAGTCATTTAATTCCATTCTGCCTATTGTTTATCTGATTGATTATAAAATACACACTTAAAAATCCTATCCGCTTGCACCATCGCTGCCAAAACACTAAAATCCATTGTCACGATATGTCAATAAAAAAGACTCTGCAAAATAAGAATAAAAAACGATTTACCAAAGAAGAATATAAATATATTGAATCGGTCTGGAATGTAAAAAATTATATTACAGGCCAGCATCATTTTTTAGTTAATTTTGCACCAATTATTTAATAAATATCTGATAACATTAGTTTAAAAAGCGTTATGTTCGTCTTGTAAATCGGGATATATGGATTCTCCAAATGAGAAGGGATAGTATGATTTTTCTTACATCATAAAGTAAATCTGACGGCATCACACCTCATATCGGCGAGAACGGTAATTGGTGGATAGGTATGACTGATACAAAAATAAAGGCGCAAGGAGCCAAAGGGGACGATGCCATTGCCCCCCAAGTTCAAATCAACGCCACGACAAATGAATGGGAAATCTCAACGGATGGCGGCAAAAACTGGAAATCGACAGGGATTAAGGCGACCGGGGAGAAAGGCGACAGAGGTGATGCGGTATTTGCGGAAAACGGAGTGGACTACACAAGTGATCCTGATAATGTCATATTCACTCTGGCTGACGGAAAGACCAAGCTGACCGTACCACGTACCAAAATATTATCTGTCAAGTTCAAGGATGGTTGCGATATTTTCTCGGTAACTTCCGTTAGTAATACAATTGATATTGAATTTATTGGTTTGACAACAGAAAATTATAAGGCTTTGGTTGCGGAATTGAGAAGCGAGGACGGTACTACAGATATAGAGATTGTGCCCCGTGCTGAAAATAAGGATGTGGAAATTAAGGAACCTGTATTTACGGATGGGAAATGTACCGGAACGACAGTCAAAATCAACAAGAAAGGAATAAGTGGAGAAAAGGCTGTTCTGAAAGTGACTCTTATAGATAACAACGGGCAGGAAATTTCAGTTTCCCGTATCGTGAAATTCTTTGGTGCGGGTGCTCTTGATGAAGCCGCCCAGAACGGAGGTAGCTTTATATTGTCTGATGACATTATTCTGGAGAAACCGGTTGAGGTGGCAAAAGGGAAGGAACTTGTATTGGATCTAAACGGTAAAACCATCTCTAATTTCTGAACGGATAAGCATCCGCGTGCATATATCCCTGGTTGATTGCCTCATTGACCAAGATACGGAGCTGTTTCATGTGCTTGGCTATCGTATTGTCCGCATTGCCCTTTTCCCTTAAGTATTGCTCAAAATCACGAAGGAATGTATAGGTAATATCCTTGAAGTCCAATCCGGAACGGAAGTCATTCAAGACCGCCAGTGTAGAGTGCAGGTTGTCCTTGGTGGACTGCTTCTTGTCCGAATTGTCAATGGCTGATTTGGCGAAAGTGGAGAAGCTGATATTCACGGCACTTTTCTTCTTGACAGCATCCTTCAGCAGTGAGAGTGTGGCAGGTATTCCGCGCTTCCAATACCCCAATTCTATGCCTTGCAGATACAGGATGTATTCATAGAGCATTGCGTTGAGTTCGTTAGATTGGTGGTGGTTAATGACTTGTGCCCCCTCACGGCTCCAGCACTCCGGTTTGAGGTAAACATTGGTCTTCAGGTAGATTTTCCTTTGGTTCAAATAGGCTTCAACCTGTACAAGAGCCGTGCCCTGCCTGTTAAGTGTGTTCTGGCGGTTATATACAAGACGGTATCTGATTTTATCCATTTTTCCGCAAAGATGCATCCTCTGTTCCAAGCTGCAAAATTTAGCCAATAAAAAATACACCCCCACTTTCGCAAGTAAAGATGTATAATATCTATAAAAAAATGGTCTGTGAAAAAAACATTTGTAAAAAAGATGCCATTATTCATCACGAACGATAGCATCTAGACATTTTTATCAGCAAACTCTTTTAGTGATTTAGAATAATGTTTAATTCAATATAGATGCTACAAAGTTATATATAAATTTTGTTTTGCCCAAATTATTATGTAGTTGACGTACGGTATCAAAAAGGCAGGATTCGCCAATCCTGCCCAATTCCATACACAAATCTTTTTATTAATTAAAATACCTCACGGCATTCAAAAATTAATAAATGAAAAAACATTATTAATTGTCATAGCAAAGCTATAACAAATATTTAAAAAAGAATCATTATATGAAAAAAAGAACAGAATAAACGATATATAGACCAACAAACATTTAAAATAATATTGTAATACAAAAGTCATTGATACAAATCCTTCTGGAAGGACTGTTAGGAGTTAGCAGTAGTACTATATTTAAAGGAAAAGGGTATATCCAATTAAAAACTGAAGACGATATTGATAAAGTGTATGAGCCTGGAGTATATGCAATAAAAGGCACTTCATACAATGATCAAACGCTTCTTGTCTTCAGTCATAATCTGGGACAGTCAACAGTACAATTTAGAACTAATAACTATGGTGGTTTTTTAGTGTTTAGAATAAAATGGTGGAATGGTGGTTGGGGAACCTGGAAGACGGTTTCTTTGACATAAAATTTATCTGTTTGCACTTCTGGAAGGACTGTTAGGGATAAATGATACGTGGTACAAAAGGAGATTTGGTGAAATTACTGATTTTAATGAAGCTAATAATACTGGATATATGTTTGTCGATAAAACCCAATCATTGGATAATAAACCCAATACATCAAGTAATTATGGATTCTTGGAAACGATTGCTATTAATGAGGTCACCATCAAGCAAACTTTTGTAGATTTTCAGAGCAGATTTTTTATTCGAATATGTAATAATGGAACTTGGACTGATTGGAAACAAATACAAACAACATAGTATTAAAAATAAGTCATATTTTAATGAGATAAAACGGATGGGTGCCGGTCCACACCCGTCCGCTCCTCATGTTACCAAAGAATTATAGTATTTCTATATCTTCAGCATCATCCAGATTCTCATCAACTATATTCATGGATAAAGACAGGTCAACCCCAGTAGTATCCAAAAACAAAGCACTTACACGAAATGAAGCTGTGTTTGTCTTGCTCCGAACGAAGAGATGATCATTTTTTCGTTTGAACTCTATTTCAGAAATCATACTACCGTTGACTTTCCTTATGATATAGGAGTTACCAGTCTTACTATTAATAAAGAACAGACCTGTAGAACCACCCCAATATACATACAATATCATACCGATATAGGCGTTAGATGAACTCGCTAGGCGAACGACACATACTTCTTGAACGGAGTCTTTATTGCAAACCAATATAGGAGAAAGAACGCCTTTTCTCAAGAGCCCTTTACTTCCTAAATTAGCAATCGGCATCAGTTCTTCCAGAAGGATTTTACTAATCTTCTTAAGGCAATAAATTTTGATAAGCAATTAAAAAAGGAACCCTGCTTCCTTCAACTCCTTCAATTTTGGAAGTCATAATAGTAGTATAGTCATTTTCAAAAGTGAAAGTAAATAATGTTCCATCAATATATTCTTTATACCCTCCAATATATTCTATATTTTTAGTTGCTGGAGATATTACAGCTATTGATGGATATAAATTATAATATTGACTACATATCACCAATATGCCATTTGCTTTTATTCTTTTTGATTCACCTTTATGTAACGAAAATGATTCACTAGTAAAACCATTGATAATCTTATTTATCTCTAACAGTCCTTCCAGTACTGAGGCATTGGCTTTCAACGCCTCACTTAATTCCATCTTTTCCATAATATTTTTTATTTACCAGTTTCCAAATTGTTTTTCTTATAATCCTGCCATGAGTCGGCGAGCTGCCCCACCGAAGCGGAAGTGTAGAGGTCAAGTATATGAATCTCGTCATCGGCAAGCTCCACAAGCTCGTTCCGATAGATCTTCTCCGCAAGCACGTGCGCCGGAAGACCGGGCACGTTCCTGTAAATGCCGTCAGCAATATCCTTACGGATATCCGCTATCACCATATCCTGTCTGTCTATCCCCGTGAACAGGGGAAATTTTGTAAAATCAACTTTCATAATATTCTTAATTAAATACTGTTATCCGCAATAAAACATAACCCAATAATTACCCATACATTTAACGAATCCGGACGCATAATCCAGATCAATGGAGGACATCTCTTTTCCTCCGGGGGCAGGCAGGATGCGCCCGCCTGTCAGTCTTACCCCGCCGCTCATACGTTTGAAGTATATGGTATGTCCCGGAACATCCGGAGGAAGTGTCACTTCTATATTACCCGTATTAATAAACATCACATTGTCATCATTGTTATTCAGGGAAGTGCTGTCGGATATGTTCCTCCAGTTCCCCACTATGCCATGAAGAGACACATAACTGTCATTGTTCGGATGAAGGAAAATGTTACCCCCCTCCACGAACAGAGGAATGCTCAGGGTCTTGATGTGCATCCCGATCATGGCATTCGGACTCTGTATGTCAATTCCGGCATCATACGATATCCCTTCGATTGTGACAAATTTCGTGTTCCCTCCGATTTTTACACGTGCAAATGTCCTTTCGTTATAAAACTCTATCTGTCCGGCGGATAGGTTGAAACCGACATGGGAATCCGTCCCCTCATAAAGAGTTTTTGAGGACAACATACCGGAATCTATGGAAAACGGACCGATACGTCCGCTATCCGCCGTGATTTTTCCGCTGATATCCACATTGACCGCCCTGATACCGTCCGCATCAATCATGGACGCCTTGATCTTCTCGGTCAGCAACAGCTTGGTGGCGATAAAAGTCCAGCTCTGTGCTACCTCCCAGTATTTTATTTTTCCCGAAGCCACATTCTGTTTG